GCAGATGCTCCAGCCCCAGAATTTGATCCAACTGGTGGAATTGACCCAAGTCAACTTAATCGTGGTGGTAAAGTACAATCTTTCATGAATATGAAGAAATAAGATGCTACCTTCAGAAGCATATAGTCAAAACAATGAAGATTTAGTTATTAAAGTTTTGCGTGAACTTATAACAGGTAAAGGTATTAATATTGAAACATTTGGTAAACAACCTACAAGTGCAGAAGCAGAAGCTCTTAGATTATTAAATTACAATACCGGTAAATTTGCACAAAATTATGTAGAAGAACAAAAAAATCTTGACCCTCGCATTGTTGAAGCAATGGGAGTACAAAAAGAAAAGAAAGAAGAAACAGATATGCCACAAATGCAAGAAGGCGGTATGTTAGGAGATCTTCCACCAGAGGCAATAGCCAATGGTAATGTTATACAAGGTGCTCCAGTAGGTGAAGTAGCTGTTCCCGGTGGTGGTGGACCAACAGATGATGGTGTACCTACATCATTACCTGAAGGCACATTTGTTCTTAATGCTGCAAGTGTTGAGTATCATGGTACAAAACACATCAATGATTTAATAAAAAAATCAGTACGCAATCTTGTAAAAAAAGGTGTGCAAATAAGTGGAGAAGATCTCAATCCTGATGACGATGTTCCTGTTGCTATATCAAATGGTGAATACATTATACCACCAGAAGTTGCACGAGATATTGGTATAAAAAAACTTGAGGACATGAATGATCGTGGTCTTGAGTATCGTAAAAAAATACAAGAACAAGAAAAACAAAAAATGGCAGCCCAAGAACAAGCTATGCAAAGTTTTATGGGTGCTCCAATACAATCAGAACAACAAATGCCAATGCAAGAAGGTGGTGAAGCTAGTCCTCCAGATGAAGCAATGCCACAAGTTCCCAAAACACCGGAAGATACCTCTGGTCTTACTGAAGGACAAAAAGCAGTCATTGAAGCAGAATTGTTAAAAAGACGTTTACAGCAAGAGTTTTTTAACAGAGAAAGTGAACGTCAACGTAGAATGATGGAGCAAGAAGAACGAGACAAAGGTATGATCTTTAATGAAAAAACAGGTCAATTTGATTTAATGGCACAAGTTGATAAACCTGTTGTACCAGCTGTACCAATAGATAGAAATATTATGCAAGGTCAACCTAAACAAGATTACATGGATAAACTTATACAACAGTCCATGAAAGCTAGAGGAATGGCACAAACAGGAGGTGCTATTGAACGTGATCCACAGTCAACATTTCTTGTACCACAAATTGCTAGACAAGCTCAAGGCTTACCTCAAGGTGCAAATACTTATCCAACAAGTCCACAAGAACCTTTCATTGGTGGTGTACCCACAGGGTCTGTTCTTGAAAATATTAGTAATGCTATGCCTCAGTCTTTACAGCCAACAGGCTTTATGCAACCAATGGATCAAAAAAAAAGTCTTGAACCCAACAGGTTGAGTTTTCAGGCTGGTGATATTGTACCACAGAATATAGTAGATAGAATTGGTTCTGAAGAAGTTTCTGGTGGTAATGTACAGGATTATAAACAAAAAAAGTTTGCTAAAGGTGTGTACAGCAATGGAATGTTTGTTCCTTACAAAGACAATAAAGACATACCTACTTTGTTTGGATTTAATCTTACTGAAAAAAGATTTGCCGATTTAGTAGGTCGTAAATCAGTTCCAGAAGAAGAAGTTTTTAAAAGACATGAACAAGAAGTACAAAATTCTTATAATCAAGCTAAACAACTAGCTAAAAATCAAGGAATAGATTTTACTGTACCTCAAATACAAGAAGTTCTTACAGACTTAGTATATAATATGGGATTAACATCAACTTCTAAATTTAAAAAAACATTAGGTTTTTTAAAAGCAAAAGAATATAATAATGCTGCTATAGAACTAGGAGCTAGTGATTATTCAAAAGATGTTCCTAATAGATATAATAGAAATAAAAAATTATTAGAATCAATATCAAAACAAAATTTTGTAAATAAAATAGAAAACGTCTTAGGGCGTAAATAAGAATTTGACAGCCACCTAGACTCCTCGTCTGGCCCTGTCGCAAATACCAACAGTAGCTACCCACAATATAGTGGCCCTGCATGGAGGTGAAGATGACTGATACAACAAATCAACAAATAGAGGAAACAACTAAGAAATCGCCTACCCCAACACCATATGTTGGCAGAGATAGAGTTTTTCAAACAAAAGAAGAGATTACTAAAGAAGCTGATGCTAAAAAACAAAAAGTAGAAGCCGCTGAAGAAAGTCTTCCAGAGAAAAACACAGGCACAAAGCATGATTACAAAAAACGGTACGATGATTTAAAATCACATTATGATAGTAAATTATCTGAATGGAGAAAAGAAAAAGAAGAAATTCTTGTTCAACTTCAGACTAATAAAAAATCAGATGTGGCTATGCCAAAGACAGCAGAAGAACTTCAAGTTTTTAAACAGAAGCATCCTGATGTTTATGACGTTATTGAAACCGTTGCAAGTATGAAAACAGATTCTAGAATCCAAGATGTTGAGGAACACCTTAATATCCTAAGAGAAAAAGAATTTGAACTTTCAAGGCAAAATGCTCAGAAAGAACTATTAAATGTTCACCCAGACTTTTTAGATCTAAAAGATAGTGAAGAGTTTGTAGAATGGTTAAAAGATCAACCTGACAGTATTGCTGAAGGTGTCACAAAAAATGCTACAGATGTAAAGTGGGCCGTGAGGACTGTTGACCTGTATAAACTTGACAAGGGTATTAGTAAACCAAAGTCTAAATCTAAGAAACCTAGTGATGCTGCAAAAGTTGTAAAAACAACTACAGCTTCGCAAGACATTACAGAAAAGAATAACAACAAAAAGATTTGGACATATGAAGAGATTTCTCGATTAAAACCACATGAATATGTGAGGCTAGAAGAAGAAATTGATCTAGCAAATCGAGAGGGTCGAATCAGAGAACAATAATAATCAATCAGATAACTTTTTAAAGGAGAAAGGTTATGGCTTTTAGTACAGCTGCTGGTTACGACAACCTCGTTAATGGGGCTTTCGTTCCTAGCATATTTAGTCAAAAAGTTCTCAAGTTCTTCCGTAGATCTTCGGTTGTAGAAGCAATTACTAACACCGACTATGCTGGAGAAATAGAAAATTTTGGCGACACAGTTAAGATAATCAAGGAACCGACAATCACAGTTTCTGCTTATCAACGTGGAGCAACTTTAAATCCACAAGATCTTACAGATACAGAAATTACTCTTACTGTAGATCAAGGTAATGCTTTTTCATTCAGAGTTGATGACATTGAAGAAAGACACAGCCATCTTAATTTTGAGGCTTTGGCAACTTCTTCTGGTGCATATGCTCTTAAAAGGCAATACGACTTCAACGTGCTAAGTAACATTAACTCAAATGCAACTACAGATACAACTAACTTAGGTGCTGCTAGTTCTGCTATATCATGCAATACTGGTAATGAGTGTGCGAACTACCTTAGTACAGCTGCTCGTTTACTTGACGAAAATGACGTTCCAGAAGAAGGAAGATGGTGTGTAGCACCTCCTCAGTTTTTTGAAATACTTCGTCAAGCTGACGCTAAATTGATGGATTCAAGTGTAACTGGTGAAAATCAGTCTGCCCTTTTGAATGGTGCTGTTACAGCAAGACAAGTTCATGGGTTCACACTTTATCAGTCTAATGCTATTGCAGTTAGTTCCACAGGTTCTTCTGCTACAGCAACTTTTGGACCTTCATCAACAAGTGGTGAAACTAATGTTCTTTTTGGTCATATGAGTGCAGTTGCTACTGCATCACATATTGCTAAAACAGAAGTAGTTCGTGATCCAAACAGCTTTGCTGACATTGTGCGTGGTTTACACGTCTTTGGAAGAAAAGTTCTTAGACCATCCGGAACAGGATTTACTGGAGTTCTCTCTGGTGTTCCTGATCTTAACACTTAAAGGGGAGTATATATTATGGCTACATATAATGCAACTCATAGTAGTGCAGGAACAGTAGGTCATCCTTCTGGTGCTGCCAAAGCCTATGTTATTACTTCTCCAGTTTATGATGCTGTTGACAATACAGACTTAGAGCAAGGCGACATTGTTCAATTAATAGATCTACCTGCTGACACAATGGTTGTTGGTGGTTGTATCGAAATTCTTGAAGCATCTGGTAATGCACAAATCACTTTTGATGTGGGTATTACAGGTGGTGATGTTGACGCTTTTATTGATGGTGCTGCCTCTAATGGTACTACTGCTATCAATTTTGGTGCTCAAAGTACAGATTCAGCTATGGTAACTTCTGCTGATACACTAGATCTTCTAGTTATTGATGGTGGTTCTACTAAAACTACTGCATGGAGATTCCGTGCTCACGTTGTTTTAGTTGACGTTTCTAAAAACCCTGTTGAGTCTGCTACAGTTTCAACTGGTACATAGTATTATAATACGGTTTTTGGGGAGTTCCGTAAAAACTCCTCATATTTTCCCTCATTGCTGAGTTCAAATTAAAGAGGAATAGTAAATGTTTTTTATTAAGTTACTTACAGAAGACAATGTTAAATATTGCACAAATGCAATAAAGAAGTTAAAGTACAAAGATGGTAGTTTTACACAGCCTTTAAATAAAATATATAGTGTAAAACAAAATCAAGAAATACTTTCTGTACCAGAAAATGTACGAAAATATTTAATTGATATTTTTTATAATCATGATTTTATAGATTCGGTTTATTGTCCAAATAGAATATCAATAAATTTTTATAATAAATATCAAAAAGATGATTTCTATGACCTTCATATAGATTCATTTAGAGCAACACCAAAATCAAACAATGTATATTTTGACTATGGTTTTTCTATAAATTTAACGGATAAGTATGAAGGCGGAGAATTTTTTCTTCACACAGAAGTAGGGCCAATGTCTTTTAAGTTGGCTTCTGGAGAAGCAGCAGTTTTCCCTATTATATATCCACATGGTGTAAATAAAGTTACATCAGGAACAAGAGAAAATATATTAGGTTGGTTTTCATCAAATGTATCATACGAACAGTCTTTTATTTTAAAAAATTTATATGATGTGCAATCACATCTAAAAGGAAAAAATAAAGAAAAGTTTGTACAAGCCACACTAGTTCAATCTTATTTGAAGAAAAAGTGGGGTAAGTAGTATGTTTTATAAAATATTTGATGATAAACAAGTTAAACATATTTCAGATGCACTTTTTAATAAACCTCTTGTAGATGGAAAACATACACAACAATTAAGTAACGCATACGAGATAAAAGAAAATAAAGAACATCCAGTTCCAAGTGATATAAATGATTATATACAAGATGTTTTTTTAAGTAAAAGATTTGTTAAACATATTTTTGCACCAACAAATTTTACAGCAAGAATATATAATCAATATGTTACTAATGATTTTTATGACTATCATATTGATCCTTTTAAATCTACTCTATCAAATAGTCCACCAATGCAATTTAATTATGGTTTTACTATTGGATTGACAGATGATTACGAAGGTGGGGAGTTTGTTTTACAGACAGAATCTGGAGAAATTGGATATAAAGTTGGTAAAGGGGAAGCAGTAATATTTCCCGTAATATATCCTCATAAAGTTGTTCCTGTTACAAAAGGATGTAGACAAAACATTATAGGATGGTTTGAATCTAAAATAACTTATGAACAAAGTTATATTTTAAAACATCTAGAAGAAGTTTTATCTATACATTTAGATTTAATTAAAAGTAATAAAGACCAAGACTTATTTAAAGATTTATTAACAAAGTCTATATTAATTCAATCGTATTTAGTAAATAAGTGGAGTCTTTAAAATGGATAAGCATAATCATATCTATGTTCCTAAACATAACGAAGAAATACTTACACCTTTTGGACCAGCTGTAGGATATAAAAAATTATCAAGTGATTTTGTAAAATTTTTAAATAAAAATCTAGATGATAATTTAGAAGATTTTTCAAATAATCTTGTAGGAAAAGTAAAAGAAGAAAAACAATTTTCACCTCAAATAACAAAACATTTTGTGAATGAAAATTATGCTTTTATAATGCAGTACTACAATGCTTGTTTACAAAGAAAACTGATGGACTCTAAAGATCTACCTAATCATGTAGATTATAATATACAAGTATCAGCAGGTTGGTATGTAAGACAATATTCAGGAGAATATAATCCTCTTCATATGCACACACGTTGTAGTTATAGTTGTGTAGGTTATTTGTCAGTACCAGAAAAGTTTGAAGAAGAAAGTAAAGAAGACTACAAAGACCATTATCCTGCACATGGACATTTACAATTTACTAATGGTCCTTCAGCATCTCTAGATATGGTTGGATTTATGGTTAAACCAAGAGTAGGTGATTTTTTTATTTTTCCATCTAGCTTGTTACATTGTGTTTATCCATTTTATTGTGAGGGTGAACGAAGATCCTTTAGTGTAAACTTTGACGTTGTTCCTATGCCTAAAGGAATTATTTAAATGAGCATAGTAGAAAAACAAAAACAAGTTCATGGTAATATATTTAAACCCATAGCTGATACAGAAGTTTTAACTCCATTTGGACCAGTTATAGCTTACAAAAAATTATCAAATGAATTTGTTAAAAAATTAAATTCTTATATTGATGATGATTTACCTGATCACTCAGATTATTTAGTTGGTAAAGTAAAGCAAGAAACAAGATTTACAGAGGCTATAAGTAAAGTATTCATGAATGAACTTGGTGGTTTTGTTTTTGAGTATTATAAATATTGTTTTGAACGTGCAAAAATGGTAGAAGATAGTTTACCTAGAGATGTAGATTATCAATTAAATGTTATAAATGGTTGGTTTGTTAGACAATATGCAAATGAATACAATCCAATGCACATTCATACAAACTGCTCAATATCTTGTGTAGGTTATCTCGCTTTACCGGAAAAGTTTGAAGAAGAATGTGAAGAAGATTATAAGGACCACCACCCTTCACACGGACATATACAATTTAGTAATGGATCACCTAATTGGATGGAAAGTTCAGGATTTGTTGCTAAACCAAGAGTAGGTGATTTTTACTTGTTTCCTTCTAAACTATTACATACTGTGTATCCGTTTTATTCTGAAGGAGAACGCAGGTCATTTAGTGTAAATATGGAAATAGCATCAGCACCAAAAGGATCATTAACAAATGGCAGAAAAGAAAAAAAGTAAAGGTGATATGTCAGGGCTAACCCAGAGGGGCGGCCACTTGCGTAAAACTAAAGCAGGTGCTGGTATGACTAAAAAAGGTGTAGCAGCATATAGAAGAAAAAATCCCGGTAGTAAATTACAAACCGCTGTTACTGGTAAAGTAAAACCGGGATCAAAGGCTGCTAAAAGACGTAAAAGCTACTGTGCAAGATCCGCAGGGCAAATGAAGAAGTTTCCTAAAGCTGCAAAAGATCCTAACAGCAGACTTAGGCAAGCTCGTAAA